TACCTTACTAAGAACTGGCACGACATAGTCGAGAATGAACGTGGCGACCTTCTTCAGGATGGCCCACAGCCTGTTGAAAGCATTGGTCACAGCATCAATCGCAGGCTTGTTGTCGTCTAGTGCCTTCTTGATGTCCCTGAACGCCTTGTTTATTGCGTCCAGTCCATCTTCCTTAACCTTCTTCAGTGCTGGCAGAAGGTGGTTGACGAAGATGTCCTTGATGTCAAGCAGTTTAGGCTTGACGCTCTGGTTGTAGAAGTCGACAACCTGCTTCCAGGCTGCGTTGACCTTATCACGGAAGGTTTCGCTCTTGTTGTACGCATAAACAAGGGCTGCACCGAAGGCGATGAGGAAGCCGATAGCAAGTACAACGCCTGCCACGACGAGTGCAACAGGCGCACCCACTGTAGCGATCGCTGCGGCTGCAATTAGTGCAACGCCTGCAAGGACGGTGAGAGCACCTGTTAGGATAAGTACAGCAGCCGTGACAAGGCCAATTGTCGCTACCAGCTTCTTCGTGCTAGGGTCAAGGTTGTTGAACCACTGGAGTACCTTGATCAGACTATCGATTAGACCATCGAAGGCGGGCTTCAACGCACTACCGACGGCTTCCTTAAGAAGCGTCCAGTTGTTCGACAGCACCTGAGTCTTGCTAGCCGTCGTGTCAGCCATTTGGCCGTACTTCTGCGCAGCGATACCCGAAGCATTGCCCATCTCACCGATGCGCTGGTTGAATTCCTTAACCGACTTGCTGCTAGACAGGACCATGTCGAAGAAGCGTCGAGCCTGAATCGTACCGCCAGCGCCTAGGAACAAGTTGTGGAGAGCCTTAGCCAGCTGCGGCTTGGTCATACCTTCGAACTTCTTCTGCAGGTCAGTCATGATTGGACCGAGGTCACGGAACTGACCCTTAGCATCCTTGACTGATATGCCCATCGCCGTCAGTCGGTCAACGACCTTCGGGTTGGAGAACGCATCAAGAGCACGACCTGCAGAAGCGCTAGCCATTGCTGCACTCAGACCGTTTCGGGTCAAGAACGCGAGCATGCCAGCGAGTGTTTCGATGCTCTGTCCTGCACGGACAGCCGACGGAATAGACCTACCAATAGTCCTAGCGAACTCGCCGTACGTTCCGACACCCTTCTGGACCAGTCGGAACATGACGTCCATGATGTGGTTGACCTTGCTAACAGGAACGTGGAAAGCGTTCATGATAGAAATGGTCGCACGGCCTGCAGTCTGGATGTCCACCTGACCAGCAACTGCTGTCTTGGCGAACGACCTAAGCAGGACTTCCGCTTGCGGGATTGAGACATCCATGGACGAGAAGATGTCGTAGAGGGCTGGCTGTAGCTGTTCGAACGGTACAGCAATGTCTCTGGCGATACGTCTACCAATGTCGCCTATCTGCTGCAGGGAGACGCCTAGCTGGTCAACCTGTGTACGTGTGAGTGCAACTTGCTGTTCGTACGCAATGGCGACCTTGGTAGCATCGTACATGAACTTCAGACCTATGGCACCTACAGCTGCCATGCCTACGCCGACAGTAGCAAGAGCTGTACCTGCCGCCATGTGCTTGTTGACGGCAGCCTGTGCTTGGGCACTCAGGTGTCCAAACTCACGACCAAAACCCCTCAATACCCGAGAGGCTTCATCCCGTGCACGAAGCACGAGGAGAAGTTCCCGGGCACTGAGGGGCACGACATCCTCCTATGACATATTGGGGTGTTCCTTGGCGGTCTTCTCCTGCACTGCTGACGCCACTAGAAGCAACCCATACATTAAGTAGCTGTCTTGGTCGAGGATCCCCCCTGCGCCAGGTAATGCGTGGAAGGTTTCGCACATGTAGTAAAGTTCGATTAGAGCGGCTACCTCCGCATCAGCTTCTCGGCTCATTACAACCGAGGTCCTGATGCGGAACTCTAGTTTCCCAGCTCGTCATCCTCGTCGTCGTCATCGAAGTTGTTCATCTCGCCGATGTACTTGTCGATCTCTTCGCCGATCTTGCCATCAAGCTTACGCACGTGATCGGGGTTGCCCAAGTCGAGCTTGTTGCCCAGCTCGTCTTCGAGGTTGTGTTCCACGATGCAGCGTGTGAACTCGAAGATTCGCACCTTCTCGTTCATCATGTTCATTTCACCCTCGAAGGACTTATTCTTCCCTCGCTGGGCCAACACCTTCATCTTGGCAGCTTCAGCCTGGCGAGTCATCTTCTCGCCGTAGGACATACGTCGAAGCTCTACGAACCCCTCAGGGCAAGACTTCAATTCGAAACGTTCGGTGGCAGTGGAAACTGTAGCTCTGGGCATTGCGGGATCCTCCCTCAAGGATCGATGAGACTCGAGTTAGACTTATCAGCGGTAGATTGTACGTGAGACCTATCGTCATTCGGTCTATATCGAGTCTAAGCGGGTTAGACTCGATATAGACTCTTGCTCGCTACGTGATGTCTTGCTGGTTCTTGATCGTGAGAAGGTACGAGTACGAGGCTGTTGCGTCGAACGCGTTCTGGTACGTAATGGCGGCTCGAAGCAGGTCACCCTGACCCGAGAGACCGATCTCGTACGTGTCCTTGATAGACGCTGGAGTGAGGAACGTCATGCTGTTGTTGATACCCTTGGAGGCCACAATTGTAATTGCCTGCCCCGTGAGTGCCTTGAACGCGTCGTAGTCGGTACGGTTCTGGAAGTCACGCTCCAGCGTTAGCGTACAGTTGCGCTCTCCGTACTGGATGAACTGTGCACCGCGACCGGTGTTCTTCAGTCGGTACTGCGGAGAGCCGTTGTCCTCGACGGTGAAGTCGAAGGTATCCACATCCGTGACAGGAGACGCGGTCGGAATTTCAATGCTGTACTGACCGGCGCCGTACGGCTGTGTGGTAGTAGCAGTCATGACGGGCAGCGTCTGCGAAGTCTCGTCGCTGCCAATGATCGAGTAGGTCGCCATCAGCGCACCGTCTTCGACAGTGTACTTGAACGAGCTAACCACACAACCAACGTAGCCGTACGTCACACCGTTGCGAACGACCGTGATAGACAGCGTGCGCGCAGGCGTAGCGTTCGCATTGGGCGTGAAGGTGTAGGTGAAGTTGGTAGTACCAGACTTCACAGCCGTCGCACGAGAAGCGTGGTGGAACATCGCCGCCACATCTTCCATCGCTTCCATCGCGATGTCGCCCTCGATGCTGACGTTACCAGGGATACCACCCAGGACATCGACGTTCTGACGAATCGGACGCCTCCAGCGTGTGTCCTGAACGTACTTCAGGCTCTCGCTGGTGATCGGGAAGAACTTCGTAGGAGCGAGGTAGGTGTTAGGCGTAGCCTCGAGGGCGATACCCACGAACCCGCCACCACCAATTCCGACACTCATTACCGCTCACCCCTCACGCTCGGCGAGCTAGGCATACCCTTGGGCTTCTCCGGCTTGCCTGTTCCGCCAGCCTGGCTCGCATCTCTAGTGCCTTGACCTGCTTCATGCTCAGTGATGATCTGCCGCTCGTGCGCCTGAGCCCGGGTTTCCTCCTCACCAGAATCCACAGGGGCCGGTTCCTCTTCGGTCGGCTCGATGTGGACAGTCTGGTCGGGGTCGCTGAAGCGTACGAGGAGCTGGTCCTCAGTTTCCAGGACGTCACGCTTAAGCTTGTCGTCCCAGATCGCAGGACGGTTCAGGAGTGAGAACATATCCCAGTCAACACCTGACAGGATCCTGCTCTCACCGTTCTTGATACGTCCGAGACCATGCACGTCGATCTCTGCACCCTCAGGAGTGCCGGGCAGGTTAACAGTCACGCGGTAGTTCACTTCACACCTCCTAGGGCAAATTCTGACGGCTTGTACCTTCGAACGTAATGCGGCAGGACCTGAACAACGTCGTGCTCTTGAACGCGTAGCCTGATTCAAGAGTAGTTACCTGACAGTTGATAACACGTCCACCGAGGGTGTTATCCTCGTGTAGAACGGCCTCAATTGCCTCACCGAACCTGTCTACTTCCTTGCGTGTAACCTGGTTATCCTGCGCCACTGAGTGATAGACCAGGATCACGATTTGGAAAGTGAGGATGGTATATCTCAGTGCACCTTGCAGTGTACGCTCTTTGTGGACTGGCTCCAGACACACTGTAGGTGTGACAGGAATCCTATCCTGGTCGCCATAGAAAATCGCAGCGACATTAAGTTCTGTCTGTCGGTCCCTAAGGAGAGCCTCGACGCCTTCTGCAAAGTCCACCAGGCTCGTGGTGATCGCCATCAGGACCTCAACACAAATCCTGCAAGACGTTCATCGAGCCAGCGGGCGAAGACTTGCTCGATGTCCTTCTCGTCTTCGGGCTGCATCATAATGAACGGTCGTGCAGGAATAGAAGCTGTATTGCCGCGAGAGCCTGAAAGGTTTCCGCCGCGTTCCATGTTGGACTGGATCTTCATAGCGTCGACAAAGTCGCCGTGACCCATCCGCTCGCCGGGCTTGATGTCTAGCACACGACGAGCGAACGAACCGAAACTTCTTCCACCACCAGACGCTCCTGCCTGGTGTACAAGTCCATAACTAACCGCCTCCGGTAGGTCACGGATTGTAGCAGTGGCTTTGCCGATAGACCAAATGTTGAGTTGGCCGACAGTACGCCGTAGCCTGCCAGTGTCCACGAGTATTGTGTCGGATTTCTTTCTGGCAATGGTCTCTTCTGCAAGCGGTTCCCAGGCAGGACGACCTCCGGATGTGAAGTTTTTCTGAAAGGAGGGAATCATGACCTGCTTGACAGAACGCGTCAGCGGAACGCGGAAGGACCTGATGTCCAAACCCAACTTGTTAACACGACTAGCCACAATGCCAATGGATGGCTTGAACGTGAAACTGACAATGTTTCTGTCGAGCTTCAGGCCTTGAACTTGAGCCATTAGAATCGCCTGCCCATACTGAATGCAGCAGGCCCAAGGGAAGGATCGAGATCCTGTAGGTAAGAGTCAACGATGGCAGAGGACGCATCATTGGGGAAGAACGATGCGGCCGAGTTAGGTGCATTACCAACGACGTCGAGGAGGTCAATCGCACCAGTCACAATGCCATTGATCATGCTATCGACCATGTTGCTCAGTCGACGCGCCCAAGCGTTGGAACGCTCGTCCTCGGAATACTGCCTGTCGTAGTACACGCTCACGTACAGCATGGAGATCGCTGAACGGACAAGCTTTGGTGTAGTAGCCGCATTTACCCAAGTGGAAACATCGTAGGCCGATGCGATACGACTTAGAACCAGTTCTTCGACTTGGGTGGCCAGGTCAGTGTCAAGAGCGGCAATGGGGAGCTTCGTCGGCTCTACCCACGCCTTAACTTCCTCGACACTGATCCTGGCCACTCAGTCCCCCTAGTCCCCGCTACCGTTAGGCTTGGCCTTCGCGCTGCCGTCGCCGGAAGGCTGCGCCTTTGTGGCCTGTGCCTTCGTGGCCTTTGTCGGTGACAAGCCGACAGGCGCAGGAGGCGGAGTCTTGCCCGAATCCAGGGCGGACAGTTCAGGCTCGACCTCGTCGTCATCCTCATTCTTGCCCAGACGGCCCTTGTGACCGTCGAGGAGAGCCTGAGGATCATCAGCCGGGTCGTTATCCGGGTGGGTAAGCGACACCACAGCGCCACCACCAGGAGCCTGAGCTTCCTTGACCTGTGCCTTCAGGACCTCTTCCACAACACGCGGAGTCTGGTTGTGAACGACGGCCGCTGGAAGCAGATTCGGGTCATCGGAGGAACCCTCCTCGACGATCGAACCGTCATGGTAAAGCGATACCATGACATCGCCGGGAAGGCCTTCAACGACATCGCCGTCGAAGAACTCAACGAGCTCCCCGTCGTCGTTGCCGTGCTTGATGTGCGTAGTCGCTACGTAGGTCTTATCCATTACG